GCTAGGAATAAAAAAACTACCAAGCAAATAAAGAAGCCCACTTACTTCGTTCTAGAAAAGCGCACTTAAAGAATACCTATGGACTTTCTGTAGAAGAGTTTAATGCTCTCATTATAGAACAAAATAACAGGTGTGCAATTTGTTTTAAAGAAGAAACAGCAACAGATAAAAACGGAAAGTTAAAGCCTCTGTGTGTGGACCATTGTCATACTACAGGTAAGATTAGGGCTTTACTATGCAATAGTTGTAACTGTATGTTGGGATTCTCTAAAGACGACACTGCTACCTTGTTTGCCGCTATTCAGTATCTGAAGAAGCATGAAAAGTAAGTATTGTATATGCAACCTGAAATGCGAATGAGGTAATTTTGGCGTACACTAACACACCACAAAATAGTACGTATAGACGGGAGGAAATCACTTTTGATGCTACTCCCACTTTACGTTCTGCGAGTTCATCTGTCCGTAGGGATAGTCATATTATCAACTTCTTCTACGACAGAATTTCACAAGAAAATAAAACTCGTGAGGTGATGTTGAAGAAACGCCCAGGTATTCAGGCTACAGCACAAACTCTACAGAAAGCCGTAACCACTGATGCAATCAGAGGTTATTATTATGAAGAGCAGGAAGACATTTATTTCTGGGCTGTAGGAACCAAGGTATATAAATACATTCCAAATCCTGCTGGTTCTTACACGGCATTGGTTGCCACGTTGGCAACTAGCTCCGGTGATGTAGGATTTGAGAAGTTTCAGAAGAGCACAGGAGAAGTTTACATCCTATTTACTGATGGAACGAACCTGTGGAGCCAACAGCTACGGGTCTACCCAGACACTGCTGCGGCTTCTGTAGTAGATGCTGATTTACCTGCAAGCCATATTCCTAGCATTGTTGTTGTAGATGGTTATGTATTCCTTGCAAAAGGAAATGACCTATATAACTCAGACAACGACACATTTGACTCCTGGACTTCTGGTAATTTCATTACATGCGAAATGTCTGCAGATGGTATTAGACATATCTTCCAGAACAAGAATTACATTGTTGCAATCGGGTATGACAGCTTAGAAGTGTTTTGGGATGCTGCTAATGTGAGCGGAAGCCCTTTGTCACGTAACGACTCAGCTTTCAAGTCTATTGGTTATATCACAGGATATGGCAAGGCTGGTGATAAGCACTACTTTGTAGGACAGGAAAAAGGAAAGCTTCAGTCTGTCTTTATGATGGATGGGTTCAAGGTAGACCGAATATCGGATGAGGTTGTTGATCGTACAATACAGAGTCAAATGGCTACAGACTTTGCTACTTCACAGGTTGCTTCTTCTAAAGCACACATTGTCTCTGTAGATGGGCACACGTTCTATATGCTGTGCTCTACAGGAATAACATGGCTTTACGACATTGATGAGAAGATGTGGTATGAGTGGCGCACTAGCTCTAATGCACAACTTCTTGTAGAGGCTGTATGGGGCAAGTTTAATGGTGGTCAGTATTTAGCCATTAAGAATGCTAACACTATTGATTTTATGTCCCCATTAGTATACCAAGATAAAGCTAGTAATTTTACCTGCTCTTATACTACAGAGGATAATTTGTTTGGAAGCAGTAACTGGAAAGTGTGCAATCGCACCATTTTAGTTGCCGACAGGCACCTCGCCACAGGAGCGTCCAATCTAACTCTACAATGGAGCGACAATGATTGGACAGACAACCCAACATCACAGCAAACATTAAATGTGTTTGCAAACAGGCCGACAGCAAGACGCTGTGGCCGATTTATTAATAGAAGTTATAGACTTTTATATGCGGACAACTATCCTCTTCGTATGAAGGGTTTAGAGCTTATGCTTAACATAGGGACATATTAATGACTAGTAAAACTTGGACGGCTGGTACAGTCATTGATTCTGCTTGGCTACAAGATGTAGATGATGCTGTTTACAATTTACCTACTACTGATCTAGTTAATGGGATTTCTGTTTTAAGGTATATTCCTAAGCAATATTGGGCTACTTTAGCAGCAGGAACAGAAACTGCTGATATGGGCGTATATATCAACCAAGCGCTGGCTGCGGCGGCGGTTGATGGTGGTATTGTTAAACTTCCTCCTTGGACGTTCTGCCACTCGACACAAATCACATGGGGAGCATCAGGAACAGATCGCGCTGTTGGGATTGATGGCAATATCGAGAAGTTCGGCATTACCGCGTCTGCCGCTCGTGGGTGCTGCCTGAAATGGACCGGTGCATCAGGTGCAACGCAGTTACTTGTAGTGCACGGCGCCCATCATGCCAGGGTCAGCAACATCACGTTTGATGCAAACGACCTTGCTGCGACATGCGTCCATTTTGAGACGGTGAGCCCTGGCGGTTCGACATATACGCTCTTCCGGCCCATCTTGCGCAACTGCCAATTCACGGCGTATCGTGGCAAGGCTGTTGTATTTGGCAATCCAGACCTGATGGTTTCAGAGCCTGGACAATTGCAGCTTGGGGAGGTCACTAACTGCGCATGGCTCGGCGGAGGCCCGACTGCGACGGTAGCCAATGTAATCGGTTTGGTGCTCAACGCACAGAACCTTGAAGAACTCATCTGCACGGCGCTCAATTTCGACCCATACACGGCGGTTGGTGGCGGGCCAAACGTCAACCATGAATACCACATCGCCACTAAGCAAGGCTCTCTAAACTTGCGTGGTGCGATTTTCACACGGTCAACCAACTACAACATCAAGTGTTATGGAGATGCTGCGGTAGTTATCGATCACGTTCGTACCGAAGACCCGTTATTTATCCAGATGGCGGAAGCGCTCGCATCAAACCCCGTGATGATTACGAACATTGAAGGGCGCGACGGCACGGCCACAGGGGCTGAATGGTTTATGGACGTGCGCGGCGGTGGTAACTGCATCGTCCTTGAAAACATCCGATCCACGGGAAATATCCGGCTGGCCGGCGTGACGACATCGACAGCGATGATTCGCAACATCCAGTTCATTCCTGGTAGTTCAACAACTGGCGCTTTGTCCTACACGTCAGCACCACAGGCTCCAGTTGTCGAAGAAACAGAGCCGGGTCGAGTTCGCGTGTACAATGACGATGCTTTTGTCGAATGGAAGAACGCAGCGAATGCTGTGCTGTACAAAAACGACCGTGGCACTGCCTATGTAAAAGGGCTACAGTTGGCTGCGGGTACGGACCCTATTCGGTGCGTCAACCTTTGCGGGAAAGTGCAACTTAACGGGACGGCAACTACGGCAACGGTGACATTTGCGACAGCAGAGGGGGATGCAAACTTTTTACCCATCCTTTCGCTTGATGGAGTTACTGGCGCTATTGCGGCGGGGTCGACAACTATAGTGCAAATGGCAAAAACAGTCAATGGATTCACATTTACTGTCGCTGCCGCGCCTGGAGTCGGGACGACCACCACTTGGAACTGGTTAATTACAAGAAGATAATATGGCAGACATTCTTCCTCCTTTTCCAGTTGATTCTGAGGCAAATTCATATACTAGAATTGACTGGTATCTGAAACTAAGAACCCTACTGAACTCTGTAAACAATATTGCTTGGGCAGTGATTGATAAAGCTGGTAGCAACTTAACTGACATTCAAACTCGCAATCACAATGATTTGCAGAATGTACAGGGGGGTGCTTCTGGTGAGCGTAATCACTTGTCCAATGCACAACTAACAGAAGCAACAGCAGCACGCTCAACTCGTGGGGTTGACACAACAGACTACTTAATAACTACAAGCGGGCTCGTATTACGAAGTCCGAATTTACATTATTGGGTAGCTTCAATAAGTGACCTAGGCATCGTCACCTGGACAGATGTAGGTTTAACTAAGCCATAAGGAGAATATATGGGTGACGGAGATTCAGGAATTGGCGATCCTTCAGATAGCCCTGTAGGTCCTGTTGGTACAACGTCTACAGGCGATGTTGGAGATGTATCTGGTAATGTTATTGGTGATGTTTCATTAGATGGTGTTACAATTACCGGAAACCCGGTGTCCTCGTTGGGAATTGCTGATGGAGACATTGGTCTAGAAGGGATGTTTAGTACCGAATTGGCAGACACAAATTCAAATGTGCAAACAAGTGAGTTTAGTATGCTTGAGGACGTCCTTAATATAATTAAGGGTAATCCAGTGGCTATGACAACTTTAGGAATAATTAGTAATAGTAATCCTGCATTAGCTGGTATTGTAGGTATGTCTAATATAGCTGCTAACATGAGCAGTAATCCAATTGGCTCTATTATGGGAACTCTTGGAAATGTTGCCGGAAATGCTGTGGCTGGACCAATTGGTGGCATTGCAGGTAGTATGGCAGGTAATTCAATAGGCACTCCTTCAGGTGTTGGAGTAACAGGAGTTGGTTCTGATCCTTCAGCAGTAGCAGGAGAAAATATGAATGATTATATGAAATGGCTACCTGGATTAGGTAGCCTATATTTACAAAATCAATCTGCTAACCAATATAGTGGTATGGCTAGCAATTTGGCTTCTCTATATGGGCAAGATAGCCCTTATTCTCAGATGCTTAGACAACAACTTATCAGACAGGATGCTCAGGCCGGTCG